TAGATACACACATAAGGCGATAGAGGCAGCAGAGAAATTAAACATAAAACTTATGAAGACGGAAGATATAGAATGAAAGAAAAAGTAATTACAATTAAACTTAAAGATATCTCACAAAAACAGTGGGCTAATCTTTTGTTAGAAATAAATATAATGAAAAAAGCGTGGAAACCATATGGTGTAGATATGCAAATTTCAGCACCAGGATTAAAAAATATAATAAAATGGGGAACTAAATCTTATGGCAAACCAGAGTGAAATAGACAAAGCAGCAAAAAATTATAATAAAACTAAGAATGAAAGATATAAAAAACTTTGGTATAAACTTATAAGGGAGGCTTATGGATCTGATAATACTAAACGATGGACTGTATCAATTAATACCAGTTACAAAAGAAATATTAGAGGGGATAGTTTTAACAGAAAAAGTAGATTGTTTAGAGTTGTGTGAAATACTAAGACTAAAGCTTTCTGGTTATGTAGATAGTTTAAATTTGCATATAATGAACGATGGAAGTGGTAATTGGGTTGGTTGTATGTGTAGATGATACACCTACCTTAAGAGAGGGAAAAAATAAAGATAGGTGATGGTGAGAAGATTTAAGTCGTCTACCATAATCCTATTAAATTGTCAAATAGTCTCCTCTGGGGTACATAAAAATCTAATGTAGATGTCATGTTTATTAACTTCATCTCGACCAATTTCTTTCATTTTAACCAAAGACTCTTCATAACCAAATGTCATACAATCATACGTAGTATCAAATTTTTCTGGCCATTCATAGGGTGGCATACAAGTCATGTGTACCTGTGAACAAATAATTAAACTTAATATAATTTTCATTGACAATCCTACAATTTATCCTATATTAACCCACAATATGAAAGGAACTAATCATGACAGATATGAGTAAATATAAAAATGTTTCTTTAACAAAAGAAACATATAGGGTTTTGGAAGCGTTATCAAAGGTATTATTGCCTGATGCAAAATTGTCCGTGTCTAAAACTATCGAAGCAATCGCAAACGAAAAAGCAAAAAATTTAAATGGTAAAATTAAAAAAAGCTAGAATAAGAATTACAATCTGTAAAACGTGCCATGGTAATGGTTACGTTAGAGTTGCAACCGGTAACACAGCTCTTGATTTTAGAGATAATAGTCAAGTACATCAATGTTGGGATTGTGACTCAGAAGGAGAGTTTTATGAAGAAATTGTTGATGATCTTATCGATGATGGTCCTTCTCACAAGCTGCACTAAGAGTTTAAAATTTGATGGATTTGATCCATCAACAACTGTGTTGCGTTGGGTTATTACTGGAGACAAAAAGTGATTTCAAATACCGATGCAGCTTATATTGCAGGGTTATTTGATGGGGAAGGAAGTATTACTTACAAACAATATATGCGTAAACGAAAGCATCAAAAAAAAGCATATCCGACTTGGTCTATACGCATGGAAATAGCCATGACTGATAAGTCTGTTTTGGTGTGGGTTCATGAAATTTTAGGAGTTGGAACTTTAAATCCTAAAAGATATAGAACTAAGTATACTGTGGGTTGGAAAAAACAATGGCGTTGGAGGTGTCAACATAGAGATGCTTATTTTGTATCGTGTTTATTTTGGCCTTATGCTCATGTTAAATTAGATAAAATACAAAAAATTATTGATCATTATGGAGATCATAAAATAATGAATGGTAATGTGGTTGATTTAGAAAAATATAAAAAAATAATGAGTTTAGAATGAGATTAAAATTTTATTTATGGTTAATGGGTTGGTCTGGTGCGTTGCACTCCTGGGCGTGGCGTAAACAGGCTTCAATTGTACGAGAACATAATCGTAAAGAAGAAGAGGATTATATTAAGGAGTTAAAAAAGAAACTATGAGTGCTGCTTTTGGATTAGGTATGTTTGGTTATAGTATTATTTGTTTGTTCATTGGTGCGGGTTTAGTTTACTATTTTGTTAAAGATCTATGATGACTGATAAAGATATAGAAGAATACCATAACATTGGTAAAAAGATTAAACATAGTGAAAAATATACCTATGTTGATGCTACACGGCACGAGGACCAAGGAACAAGGTTATATGATATAAATGGTACTAGACTTCCTAGTGTCACTACTATATTAGCACGGACCAAGGATCAACAATTTTTAAAAGAATGGAAGGCTAAAGTTGGAGAAGCAGAAGCAGAACGTATCAAGAATTTATCTAGTAAACGGGGCACTAGTATGCACAAATTCTTGGAGCACTATATCCTCGGAACTGGCTACGATGATCTTACAGAGCTCGGACAGAAGGCGAAAACCATGGCCGAAAAAGTTATTGAAATTGGTCTTGCACCGGTTGAAGAGTATTATGGCTCGGAAGTTACATTGTATTATCCTGGGTTATATGCTGGGTCTACTGACTTGGTTTGTAGCCATAATGGTATGGAAAGTATTGTAGATTTTAAACAAGCAAACAGACCAAAGCGTGAGGAATGGATTGATGACTATAAAATGCAAATAGCAGCATATGCCATGGCTCATGATTATGTTCATAAATCTAATATTCAACAAGGTATAATAATGGTATGTACGCCTGACCTATATTATCAAGAATTTATTGTAAGTGGGGCAGAATTAAGGCAATGGAAACATAGATTTCTCAAAAGATTAGACATGTATTATGACCTAATGCATGATGAGAAAGAACAAGCAAACACAAAAATAAAAGAGGAGGACTTTTACAATGGCGCGTGAAAAAGAAATAGTCGGATATTACTACGATGGTAAAAAGTCTTGGATATTATACCAAGATGAATATGGTAAAGAAACAAAGGAGGAGTGGAAAGATGAATGATAAATTATTCAGAACGCTGCTAAAGAGATATGAGGCAGAAATTGAAGACGCATGTTACAAAATAGATTGTATTAACGACCATAATTTGGTTATACCTGAACACGTAGATATTACAGGAGAGATTGACACTTTGTTAGGAAAAATAGGCAAAGCTGAAGAAAAGCTGTCTGTAATGAGGAAATATTATGGCAAAAATAAGACAAAAGATCTTCTATAAGGGATCTAAAAAGTTTTAAAAATTTTTAAACTTTTTTTTGAGCAAAAAAAAGTGTACTTTTGTACTTTTGGCTTAAAAGCATTGATTTTACTAGGTTTTAGGTGGACACTTTTAGGGACACTTTTTGTTTAGGTGGACAGAAAATAATGTCCACTTATATAGGTAGTCAAAATGCCCTTCCGCGAAACGTTTGAAAAATATTAAAATTTTCAAAACTTTCTAGATCCCTTATGTAAATATGATAAAAGGGGTCATGCCTAAGAAAAGAAGAAAAGCTATCGCCTCATATGAAACTCCCGACATACCTTTTCCTAAAGTCCGAGTGGAGTGGATCGATTGTGTAAGTGACTCGGGCTGGGCTACTGAGGGTGAGTTTGATAAAATGGTTTTAGCTAAACCAGTTAATGAGGGTTGGTTGTATGAAAAAACAAAAAATCATATAAAATTATTTGCATCTTATGATAAAGATGAAGATGGTTATGTTTTTGGAGATCGTACTATGATTCCTCGGGCTTGGGTAAAGAAGATTCGGAAATTGTAGTAGGAGTTACATCAATTATTTGTGAGTAATCTTCCAAAATTTGTTTCATCTTTGCTTCTAATTCTTGTTCGGATAAATCCTCTAGTTTTCCTGTTTTAATTATTTTTCTGTCAATATATAATCCTGCAGCTTTTCCTCTATTAGCTTCTGCATTTACTGCAGAGGAAAAACTTCCTTTTTTTAATGCTGCCTCTCGTAATCTTGCAAGTTCCGCAACATGACCTTCGTAAGTTACTTCAAACTTTTTTAATCTTTCTTCTTTTAGTTGACCAATATATTTTACAACAAGGGGAGAGAGCTTGGGATTACAAAGCTCAGATCCTTCTTGTCTTGCTCTTTTAGGAGAATAACCGGCTTTTACTGCTGCCTCAGATTGAGTAAGCATTCCATTTTCATCGCCAAAAACTAAAAATTCAGCAAATCTTTGTTGCATTTCTGTTAATCTTTTAGGTACTCCCATATTATTGACAATTTAAGGTAACTCTCTTATAAAGTCAATATATGAAAGATGACAGAGGTAATCTAGATTTAACCAGGAGAATTGATAATCTTGAGGATATTATTAAAGGTTATCAAAAATTAATCGAAGAAAATAGAAAAGAAATTTATAAGTATAAAGAAAAATTATCTGAGTTTGAAAAAAATGAAAATCTTTTACATGGTTATAAATTAGTAATAGAGGATTTATCAAAAAAAATTAATAATGTTCGTTAAACATCTACAGGAATATTTGGATAAATTTACTGAAGGTCAAAATGGCCGAAGAGGTAATGCAGTTAGTAATGCAAGAATTTACATAATGACTAACAAAGGTTATTTAGAGGAAATTAAAAGAATTGAAGTTCACGAAAGCAACAACCCAAAAGATACATCAATAAGAGTTGTTTTAAAACCACAACGAGAAGAAAAATTAATACTCCCTCAAGGATATATTAAGGATTATTAGGGGGGTGTAGGAGCAACACCCCCTAATAACTTTACTTTCTTTCCAAAGTAAATTTTTCTAAATTTTTAAGTCTTTTATCGATGATATGATTTAGTTCTTTTTGTGACTCAATAATATCTTTAATATTATTTAAAGCTTTTAAAATCTCTTCATCTGTAAAAATTTTATTTTCTGTTTGCATTCTCCCTCCTTTCTTCTAAATATAATTATATTTTTTGTTTATTCTTCTCAACCAATTTAATAAATGTTGTGATCTATCATCAATATTAAATTTATTTGTTCTATGAATTTCGCAATCATAATCTGCTTCCGTCCATTTAAAAAATATTTTACTTTCTAAATATTGATATTGATATTTTTTAGTTTTAAGTTTTTGTTTTAAAAGTTCCATATTATACACACTCCCAACAATACTCTGAATTAATTTGACTTTGGTTCTTGTAAAGAGGCGTATTACAATTTTTAGCTTTACAAATTGTTCTACCTTTCAACATATTTTTTTTCTCAATCTCAAGTAACTCGTCAAAAGTTTCATCTCCTCTTAACTTAACACCATTAAAAGATTTTAATTTTTCTACTTTCTTATGATCTATTTTCATTACTCCTCACTTTCTTTTGTTTCAACTATATCTGACTTATCAAACTCTAAAGTATCTGATATTCCATTTCTAGTTATTGTAATTGTGGTATCTTTCCATTCATCTTCAGAAATAACCACACCTTTAATATCAACTATATACTCTTTCATTTTCCCTCCTTTTTAGCTTTCATAAACGATTTATGTAACTGTTCTTGTCTAAACAACTCCTTATCTATCTGTCTGATCCTAAGCTCTGACACCACAAACAAGATAAATCCGAATATCAGTAAGAACAGACCAATATACAAGATTAAATTATAGTCTATCATTTTCCCTCCTTTAAAACCTTATTCACAATCCCTAAAGCATTTTTAGTATATTGATGAAATACTCCATTTTGTTTCATTTCCTTTATTACTTCTTTTAATGCTTTTGATTTACTATCTCCATTACTTCTAAATTGGAAATATTGTTCACTATTTAAAGCATCTTTAATTATTTCATTGCTTATTGTTTCTGCAATTATTTTTTTCTTTTCTTTCTTTTTCATTTTATTTCCTTTCTTTTTTTCTTTCTTTCTAACTTTAACCTATATTTATTATAGTACACTCCACCTACACAACTCAAGATATTTCTCAAAGTCTGTTCCATGAGCCTTTTTACATTATCTTGAGTTGGTAAATTCTTTTTCATTTACACAACCTCTATTTTTGTAGATGTAAATCTTATCTCTTGAATGATGTAATTTGTTTTAGAACATCTTAAATCTTGATCTAAAATTATACCAAACATTTTACATACATTAATCCAAGTTTTTTTATCTTTAAAGTCGTCTAGATATAATGTTTTCATTCTTTCTCCTTTTTGTTTTTTCTATCATTTATAATCCCATAAATTATATAATCAAGCATTATTTTTTAACACTACCAGGAGTTGTGTCCAAGAGCTTGGACACAACATCTAGTATCTCTAAAATACAAAATGAGCATATTTTTTAAGTTCTTTGATTTGTAAAGCATTGAAAAAATCTTTCATATTTTCAGCTTTTGTAAAAAAATCAAAGTCTTCTAACATTTTCTTTTTGTGTTTTTCTTGTTCAAAACAATCTCTATATTGATTATAAAAAACTCCATCATCTCCGAGTACATCTGACATATATTGACCTAATAAATAGGTCGTGTCGTTTATACCCCATTTTTGATAAAGTTTTTTAAGTCTTGGATTTTTAATACCTTCTATTAAATCCAATCTATAGTTTTTGTCGTATATGTTTTCTTTTTTCATTTTTCCTCCTTTTTGTGTTTCTTCATTTTATTCTTTGTATTCTCATGTTGTCTTGTTCCCAAACATGACCAATTGTAAAATTTTCTTGATCTTCAAAATAATCAAAAATTTCATTAATTGATCTCACTTGTTCATTTGCCCTTGTAGGAATTACAAGACACCAACTAAACATTGAGTCGTTGACTAATCTATCTTTATCAACATCAAATAAATTTGTGTCTTTGTATTCATCTTTCAATGTTTTTTTTGTGTGTATTTGTACTGTTTCACCATCATTCCAAGTACAAAGATAAACAACTTCATTTTTTTCGTTGTTCATCGATCCTAATCTTCCATTTTGTATTGTTATTGATTTATTCATTCTTTCTCCTTTTATCCTTTCTTCTAGTTCTTGGTCATCATATAAGCCATCACATTGACAACATAAATAATAACCGTTTTGTTCTTGAATTGCTTTTTCCCATTCTTTTTTATTGCACAATTCACAATTTACATATTCACTTAACCACATTTTATTTTTCTCCTTTCATTTTTTCTAATTGTTTTAATCCATTTTCAAATGGTGAAATAAAAGTTTCATTCTGTTCCCCTTCTTCATTATAAATGCCAAAAATACATTTTGTATTTTTATCCTTTGGAACATCATATTCAACATCTTCGTCAAATGGATTAATTGATACTGATAATTTATTGTTTAAAACATAGTCAACATGGAAACAACCACCCCCACTATGAGTTACACATAAATTATATTTTTTCACTAATTGAGGAAATCTATTATTAAGATCCTCAATTAAACTTTTAAAATGTTCTTCAAATGTCATTTTAATCGTTCTCCTTTCTTCCATTATACCAACCATCTCGTCTTATATCGATTGAATTAGGGGCAATCATTTTAACAAATGTTAACAAATGCCAAACTGCAAGATCATAAGGTTTTCTAGCAGTTTTACAAAAATTAAATTTTACA